GTATGATTGCAACCATCGCGGCATTTGTCCTATGCTTTGCACCGCCATTTCAGGCCGTTGTGGTCAGCGTCTACGATGGTGACACGATCACCGTCAGGACAAATGAAACAATCAAGATCAGGCTGGACGGGATTGATGCACCTGAACTCAAACAACCGTTCGGCCAAGCTAGTAAGCAAGCCATGTCAGGGCTAGTATACGGGAAGACAGTCACAATCAGGCCCGGTAAGAATGACCGCTACGGGCGGCTTCTGGCACGGGTTGAAATTGGCGGCAAAGATACCAGTTTGCAAATGGTTGATCTGGGCATGGCACATTGGTACGAACAATACGCCAAGCGTGATACCGAATTGCAATCCGCACAAGCCAAGGCTAAAGCAGCCAAGATAGGTATCTGGAGCGATCCTAATACTATTGCACCGTGGGAATATCGCAAAAAGAAAAAGGAGGCGACAAAGTGAATGACTGGATAGGCCAAATTAATCGTGCGCAGGCACGTGCGACAGCGATTAGAGCTATCGGAGCGGGCCTTGTGGCTGTTCTGGGCGTGATTGCAAGCGACGCGCCGTTGTATGTCTCGGCAGCAACGCCAGCCGGTGTTATCATCGCCGTTGTGATTGCTCAGTTGCAAAACTACCTTTCAAGCGGGGTCAATCCGCCAGAGGGCAAGTAGGATGCAAACGCCTGATATTCCGGCTTCCTCTGATTATTCCATTCTCAGTATCCCGCTTTATGGCTTATCTTCCATCTGGATATTCGCAGAAGTTGCAATCCAGCCGGAGGAATCAGTTGTGGTAGCTCTAATCAAAACAATCCCGGCCATATTTATGGCAATAGCCGGCATAATTCAGGCGGTCCAAGTGATCAGCCTAAAACGCGAAAAGATGGCGTTCGAGCGGGAATTAAAACTCAAAGAACTTGAGCGACGATTTCCAACGCCAGAATGAACATCTCTAATACCCTCACAAATAAGGCAATCATCATGCTTGAAATCCTCTTTGCAACCGCTGCCGAATGCCGCGAAGCTGCTTGCCAACCGGCAACGCAAACAACGTATACCATCGTGCAAACGCAACCGATCCAGCCGATTGTATTCTTGGCAATCGCTCAACCAAAATGGCGACCGCTGCCAAAGATCGGTCCGTTTCATCATGTTCGCAAGTTTGCTGCCTATTCAATATGCACGTCCAAGGATTGCAAATGACTGAAGATCGAACCGCCGAGGAATTATCGGTACATGACGAGTCACCACCCCCGCCATTAACAGGCGGGCCGGTGGGGTTCCCGATTGCATTCACCATGCTCTGGCCAGTCCTACGGTTGATCGTCGTCCCACTTCTACGCAAGGTGTTGCCAGCCCTGCTCCGCAAGATTGCCGATACGCTCGACTCGGGTGAACCGGGCACGATTAGCGAGGATGATCTGATGAGCCTTGTGGATAGCCATAAGCAAGCCATGCAAGGCCATTTCGAAAGCCATAAACCGTGATAATCCGGCTGCTTTCGGTACTCCTGATCGGTTTATCCGGCTGCACGTTCACCGTGAATTGCGGGTGCAGCACGCCAGCCGTCACACCAGTCGTGACGCCAGCCGTCGTACCAACCGTCGTGCCGGTCGTGACTCCAACGGTGACGCCATCGGTAGAGCCGGTCAAGCCGCCAGAAACGCTTGTCGGTGGCGTCAAGTGGTTCGTTGTGATCGTTGACCCGTCCGACATCTCGCAAGCGATCTGGCGCACCGACAGGGGTCTAAGGGATGCACTCGCGTCCAAGGGTGTCCAGATCCGCTCATACGTATCGACCGAGGAGGACCTTGACCAGCTTGGATACCGTGCGACGGTGCGGAGCGTGGGTGTTCCTTGCGTGATACTTCAGGACGCAAACGGCAAATTGGTCAAGGCGATACGACCGACCACACTGGCCGACGTAGTTGCGATTGCGGAGGCTATTCAATGAGCGATAACCAACTCTGGCCGGTGCTTGGTGACGAATGGCGGGGCATGGGCAACAAGCCGCCGTCGATTAGCCTCAAACTGGGTTCAACTCAGCCATTGCCTGATATTCCTGAGTCTGAATGGCGGGAATTTGACTACACGATAGACCCGAGTTTCCCGATCAAGATCAAGGATCAAGGCCAGTCCAACGGATGCAACGGGCACGCTGCGGCAACATGCTCTGAGGTAGCCAGATGGATAGCGGGCCTACCTTATGAAGACCTTTCACCGTGGTATATCTACGCTTACTTGTGTCGAGGATGGGACACGGGGTCGAGTATTGCGGACGCTTTGCAATTCCTTGTTTCCAAGGGCGTTTGCAATAACAAATATGTTCCCTATGGCACGATCAACCCCTCACGAATCAAACCAGACGCGACAACAGACGCTGTCAAGCACCGCATTGAAATAGGCCATACTCTGACAAGCTTCAAAGACCTTTGCATATCGGCACAATTGCGACAGCCTTTCAATTTCTCGATGCCGGTCAATACGGGATTCAATTCACTCGACAAAAACGGCTGCCCAAGCAATATCAGTGGAAGCCACAATCATGCTGTAATGGGCGGGCTAGGCATGAAACGGGTGGGCGGCCAGTGGTTTATCCTCTGGCAGAATTCGTGGTCAACACGATGGGGCATGAATGGCAGGGCATGGCTCAGCGAAAAGAATCTTGACGGGTGGGGCTTTGATGCCTATTCAGTCATTGCAACACGAGACGACACAGCAGGCCGGCCGCCTGCAATAAGATGAAACGAAAAACACCTAAAAACAGACTTGAGTCAATGCCAAACGGGGCGGAACTGGAGCGAATCATTCGCCGGTTTTTAACCGATATTGGCAACAATGTTGCAAAGCCATGGCTGGCAATCTACGACCGCAAGAAGGAGGCCGACCCATTCACGGGCCCGTTGTTACTGGCGGGTAAGTTCATCCCAATAATTGAAGCGTGGATAGATGAAGCCGGGCGTTCGCTGCTTGTGTCGCTTGACCAGCAGGACGCAGATAAGTGGCTTGTCCGATCACCAGAGACACTCAGGGCAGCACGTACAGCAGCCCTTGACTTGTGTCAGGACACAATTGATGAGTTCACAAAGGATACGCTCAGGACACTCCAAGGGATGCGGATGGATATTGCGGCATCCATTGAATCAGGTGAGACGGCTGGCGAATTGACGGCGAGAATAAGCACTTGGATTAAGGACAGTGCAAGGTGGCGGGCGCGTCGAATTGCAGTGACAGAGTCAGCACGGGCTTACAACACCGGCATCATCGCAGCCGGTGAAACACTTGACTTCATCCACGGCTACGAATTACTATTGTCTAGTGATGCGTGCCCGATATGCCAAATGATATTCCGACTGTGCCCAGTCATACGCAAGGGCGGCACATTTGGGGCCAATGGCAATAGCAAAACGTATCAGGACTTGAAATTCCCGCCATTCCATCCCGGTTGCCGGTGCTCAATACTGGAAGTGTTCGAAAATGAAATGCCAAAACGATTGAAGCCGCCAGTGAAACCGAGCGAGAACGGTTATTTGCAACCGACCGAGGCCGACTATCTGGCAGCAGAGCGGGCAGGGTATCAATCAGTTGCAATCGGCAACGCCAAGTCATTCACCAAGACGGGCCGGATATTGGAGGCGACAATTGAAGCCGATAATAAGTAAATCAACCGACGCGGGCATCACTACGACCGACACCGGCGGCTTCATAGGCTATGCGGCACGATTCCTTAATATCGACCGCCAGGGTGATATCATTTTACCGGGCGCGTTTCAGAAGTCGATACAGGAGTTTATGGATTCGGGCGGACTGGTATTATCCGATCATGAAAACAAGACCTCAGCAGTCATCGGAACCCTTAATGATGCGACCGAAGACCGATCTGGCTTGAAAGTGGATGTGACGTTTTCAGCCACAAAAGCCGGTCAGGATATTCGCACCTTGCTACGCGAAAAAGCAGTGCGCAAGATGTCGATTTCATTTCTCGCGAAACCGCCGGAGCGATTGAGCAAGAAACAAGTGGGCGAGCTATGGGACCGGATGGGATACAAGCCAAGTGCAACGCAAATCAAGCTCTCTGAAAAGGGTGCAAACCTGATTAAAGAAGTATCGGAGATAATAGAAGTGTCGGTAGTGCCGATACCGGCCAACGCTGACGCATCGATTATCAGTGTTAAGGCACATTCCGAAGACGAAACACCGACCCCGGTGGTTGACGCCAAACACCTTTCGGAATTGTTCCGGCGGGCGGAATTGGCTGATTCGATCTTGACCGCCGCCAAGCGGTAAATGAAAGGGTTTGATATGAATAATACTACAACCGAAATCCGCTCAGCGGCATCTATTGCCGAAGACCGGATAGCACTGGCATCAAATGTCATTGCATTACGCGACGAAATTCTTGCGGCTCCGGACGACGTCCGGGCCGAAAAGTCCGCAGACTTGCAAGCCGCCAACGATCGTCTTGAAGCCTGCGATAAAGAATATTACTTGGTCAAGGCCGTCGAAAATGCGAACGCCATGATCGAAAGCCTATCTGCAAAGCCACAACGACCACAGCCGACCTACAAGGCGGCCACAATCGACCGGCACACTGGGCAAGTGATTGACGGTGGCGACCTTGCCAGCCTGTCAGATGTCGAAGCGGTATCTTCTCGCGATTACAACAAAGCGTTTGAAGGACTCCTGGAGGCCCGCGGCAACGTCGACCGGGTCAAGAGCCGCAACCACCGGGACATGCTTGAGCGATACGGAAAAGGTGGCGACAAGAATCTTGGTTGGAATGAGTTCTTCATCCCGTTCAGCAAGGCTCTGACGCTGGCCTCATCCACCAACGGATCCAATGCTGTCGCGCCTGACTTTCGGTTCGACATGATTACGCAACGTTCGGTCACGCCAAAGGCTTTCCAGCTTTGCCGTGTGATTTCCACGAACGTCACTTCGGTCACGTTCCCCAGAAATGATGATGCCGCCACGGATAGTGGCCGCGTTGGCACAATCGGGACCGACAACCGGCCAACAAAGCATGAGAGCCCGACCGCAACCACGGCTGATACGGGGCCATTTACACAGCTTACCGTCACCGCCAAAACCGGCACGATGGTGCAAGACATCTCGGCTGACTTCTTTCAAGACGCGCCGGGGATGTCGAATTACTTGCAAATGGAATCGGCCAAGTTGTTTGCTAATCGAATTGACAAAGAAGTCTTTTCGGCAACAGCACTCACTAACTCGTGCGAAGCCATTCTAGCTAATGCCAACATTAACACGAAAGCTACGGGCACATCGGCAAGCCTCGGGTCAACCGATGCAACTATCTACAACAACCTGACTGATCTGTTTTTCATCTTCAAGGAGAGCTACAGTTCCAACCTTTCATGGGTCATGAATCGTGCAACCCACGGCGCGTTGTACAAGGTGAAGGATTCACAGGGAGTTCCGCTGCTTTCAGGCTTCCAGCAAGGGACGTTTGCCAACGGGCCAAGCTATCAAATGTTTGGCGTTCCGGTGTCGTACGTCGAATACATGCCAGCCACGGGCGCGGCTAACGCACGCTCGATTCTGGTTGGTGACTTTCAGGAATACTATCTGCTGGTTCGTCAAGGCTTTACGGTTATCATTGATGACCTATCCAAGCAAGGTGACAATCTGATTCGGCTCAATTACAAGTACCGAATCGGCGGTGCTGTACGCGATCCAAAGGCATTCGCCAGCATCAAAGAAGCCGTTTCCTAATTCGGTTCGGTGCGGTTCGGTTCGGTTTCTGGGACCATCCGGCGGGTCAATCTCAGCCCGCCGGGTGGTTTTCAAAAAGGAGTAAATGATGGCCGCATACTTGTCACAATCCGAAGCCGCGACATACGTCGAAAGCATTAGTACGTGGTCAGCATCCGTAGCATCTTCATACTTATCAGCCGCCTCATCTATGGTCGATCAATATTGCGGGCGAACCTTTGCAAGTGCTGATTTAACCGCAGACGTTAAACTTGCCATAGCACTTACAGCAGCCAGCCTCAAGGATAACGGGCAGAATCCAGCCCCGTTGCAAATGGAACGAATCGGCGATTATTCTGCGACGTATCAGGTATCGAATAGTGGCAGCGTTCTGCCGGCACTTGTCACACAACTATTGCAGCCCTATAGGGTTCTGGTGATGGGATGATAAATCTTAACATTGATTTACAGTGGAACGGCAATGCCTATATTTCAAGGCTCAGGACTGAACTGTCCAAGGCCATCCGCAAATCTGCCGGTGCTGTCCGAAATGAGGCCATAAAACTGCTAAACACAAGCGGCAAATCTGCAACAAGAGGGCTTAACAAAGTCACAGGAAAAGGCTCAAAGAACCTGACGGCAACCCAAAAAAATGATCGGATATTTCAGACTGGCATTAGTACAATAAATAATCTAAAGAAGATTACGAGCGCGAAGACAGGCAAAACCCTTATTGTGGGCGGGTCTATTGGCTCTATCAGTCGGATCTACTGGTACGGCCCGCCGCTTCATCGCTGGGTACAATCGTCGCCACCCGGCTCACCGCCACACTCGCAAACGGGCAATCTAAAACAAATCCTAATCGAATTCTCCGCGGGCGGGTTAACTGCCAGAGTGGGGCCGAAGTATGGATTGAAATACGCGCGGATCCAAGAACTTGGCGGGCGTGGCATAATCCGATTGCCGCCAAGACCGTACATGAGACCGGCATTTGAGTCGCAGCAGGTCGCCATCATGCAAAACATAGCTGACGCAATTGCAAAGGCAAAATAACAAATGGTATTCCCACACATCGTCGAATTCTACCCATCAACCGAAACCGTATCGACATCGACATTGGGGGGCATCAGCCGCACATTTTCGAACACCGGGCAGCGTGTAGCCGCGTTCGTTCAATTCAAGTCGGATAGCTATGCGATAATCAACGACACGCAAGGCAACAACATTCTGGCTAGTATATATGTCGATGGCGTGTTTCCTGCCAAACCGTACGACCGAATTAAATACAAATCCGTTTGGTATGAGGTCACAGGCACAGTGCCGGGCTTAGGCGTACGCGGCGTCCACTACACAAAACTAAACACTAGCCAGAATAACCAAATATGAGCATCGCAACCGTATTTACTGCAATCAAGTCACGATGGGAAAGCCAAATACCATCAACTCCGTTGCGACTCTTCCAGTCGCAGGGCACTACAAAGCCACCATATGCGGATTACACGTTTTCAGATATTACGCCAAATGAGCCTGACACCCTCAACCGTGACTGGTCTGTTAACATGAGCTTCACAGCCTACGACCTGACAGACGATTTGGCATTCGCCGCGGCCGATGCAATCGTATTGGCTTACGACCGGCAACCCATTACGGGCCTGTACTCTTCCCTGGTGCAATCGGTTTCAATTCAACCACATTACGGTGACCAGGGCGCGTTCTGGTCAGCTTCAGTTAGTGTGGAATTCCGTTGGCAGTACTAGTGCAACTTTCGTGAAAGGGTCTAAAAATGCCAAAAACGATGACTTTCAATACCACGGTTACGTTTGGAGGGGCAAACTTTCCCGTCTCAAGCGTATCCTATGATAAAGTGCAGGACATGGTGGACACAACTACCACAGCCGATGGCGGTTTTAACTCCGTCACCCCTGGCCTAATCAAGCGATCCGCATCGCTTACCGTATACCTCGGATCCAGTAATATGACATTACCGGCCATTGGTGCAAACGGAACATTTAGCTGGACGGGCGGCGAATCATTTCCGGCAATTGTATCGTCATTAAAATATGGCACGGCACAGGTCAACGGGGCTGTCCCTGTAGCTATTACGTTCGACGGCAACGGGGCGTAATCAAACATGCAACCGCATAAACTGGACGCCAAGCCGGTTTCCTATGAAATTGCAGGCATACCCTACAGGGTGGGAAAACTCACCTTGGGGGCTGCCTTTGAAATCGAAACATTCCTGTCAAAACTTAAAACGCCTTACGAGATACTCGAAGACTCCAAGGCGTTGGCACAGGTCGGCAAAGAGTTTGCCGATCAGCTTGTCAACAAGGCATTACAAGAATGCCACTTCTGGCCACCAGATGCAATCAACGCGCTATGTAATAACAAGTTTTTGACACGTGCCGATTTCGGTATTGCATTTGTATCAGCCATGATACGCCAAGGCAATCCGCACTTGCCGCCTGACGAGGTGACACGCATCGCGCATGCGGCCAGTTACAAAGATGTAATTGCCTTGCAACTTATAGCATTTGGAGCAGATGACAACGACCCAAAAGGCGAAAACGGCGTCCTAGAGCGGGTGGCGACGCCGAATATACCGAGCGAACAGATTGGGCCAAGCTAGTGTCGTTCATGATGTCGGAATTGCATTTGGGCTATACCGATATCATGGCCATGCCAGTCGTGACAATGTTTGAGCTATTGGGCGGCCACAGTAGAGCAAGAGGCGATTGACATGAGCGCAGGTACAAACGTCGGGAATTTATCGGTTGGGATTAGTGTGCAATCCGCACAGTTACAAGCCGGGCTTGCCGCCGCCGTAGCACAAACGCAAGCCGCCGGGGTGAAAATGCAGTCGGCCATGGCCGTTCAGCCGTCCAAGGGTGGTTTTGGCGGCATGGGTGGTTTCGCCCAAACGGTCGGACGGATTGCAGACGACGCCCAGTACGGTTTTAGGGGGATTGTCAATAATCTTGAACAATTGGGCCAGTCGGCGGGCTCCGTGTTTGGGCTTGCCAGTAAGGACGCCATGGCATTGGGCGCGGTCATGACACTTCTGGGGGTGGCTATTAATCAAGCGAGTGATGATCTTATCAAGTTTACAGACGGGCGAACGGAATTTGAAAAAATGGCCGATTCCGTAACGGCATACTCGGGGTCTCTGAATGTTGCAGAAGCTGCCATGAAAGCATTGGCAGCGGAAACATCGGCAGCCAGCAAGAGCGATGCCACCGCGGGCATCGGTGCGTTTTTTGGTCGTGTTGGCAATTTCGTTGGTTCGAGCGATGCCGACCGAAAAGAGGGAGAAGGTATTTTTGATAAATTATTTAATCCGACGAAATCACAACTGGACGCCAATAAGGCGTCCGGCGAAAAGGTGCAACGCGGGCAAATGGATCTGGCTTTAATGTCTGGCAAAGTCCAACGGGACCGCGGCGGGTTTAATGCGGGCGTCAGCCTGTTAGACAGGGGGCGAAATGCTACTGACGTAGAATCCAATAAGGACGCCGCCAAAGTCTTTGCAGAGGCGATTAAGGGAAAAGAAGAAATATCTAACGTACTTATACAAAGGCAATTGCAAGCCAGCGGCATGAATCCGCTTCAATCTGAGACTGAATCGCTGAAGCTGCTTGGTTTTGCATCCGAGGGCGTGGTTGCTGCATTTGAAGACATTGCCAAGCGATTGCCTGAACTAAAACTATCTGAAAGCCTTGCCGGAATAAATACGGCAAAGGATACTGAAATCAATATGGCAAATCTTGCCAACCAATTTCGGGACGATCAAAAGAAGGCTAAAGAAATCTCTGACCTTGAGGATAAATCTTCAACAATCCGCGGCCGAATTTCTGACTTGATGGATCAGCGAGCCCGCTCGGAAATTGTAGGATCATCCGACGTTTTCGCCCGAAACCTCAATGCCGGCCAAACGGATCCGGTGGTAACGGCCATAGAAAAGCAAACCGAGGAATTGAAAACACTCACCCGCGAAATTGCAACACTAGGATAATAAAACAATGGGCGTTCCAACGGTTGCATACAAACAGGCACACAACCCGTCGCCACGGGTCAAAGCGTCGTTACAGGGCCTGACCAGTTCCGTTCGATACCTGACAGCCTGGGTTGACGCATTTACGTTCGTGAATGAAGTTCTAGGCCTTCGTGATGGGTCGCCATGGATTTGGCCAGCCAGTCCAAACATGCGAGCCACAGAAGCCTCTATTGAGCCTGTGGGCAACAAAATTGGCGGGGCCGCATCTGATGCAAGCATACCCGGAAATTACTATTTAAAGGCCTTTATCGATGTGCAATTCTCATCGGCGGTTTCAATCCTGCCGATGCCCAGCGTTTACCCGGTCGCAACTCAATTTGACCCGGCCAGCCCGATAGATATGTCATCATTTTCGGTGCAGTATTCGGCGGAAATGATTAAATTGCCCTCATCGGCTTTACAGTGGTCATTCTACAATGCCGACGGCACAGCCCAGACCATTCCGGCTTCAATCAAAGATCCGGCTAGCGGGAACGACTATTATCGTTGCCCGACTTTCACACTTAATATCAACATGCAAAACTGTTTGTATGTGAATTACAACAACTTTGCGAACAAAATCGGACTTGTCAATTCGTCCGCCATGTGGGGCTGCGAACCTGAGACGATACTCCTTGATGGGGCTTCAACCAACCGCCGCGAAATGGCCAGCGGATTGCCAGTCTTGGACGTTACCCTGTCCTACAAGTGGCGAGCCGTCGGCTGGAACGTCGCTATGGCATCAAATGGAAACCTGATGCGATACGCTCGCCGACAGACTGATGCAGCCGGTTCAATAATCATTGCGCCTGGCAACACTGTATATCAAGCAGCAAACATTTTCCCAACAACAATCATTCCCAATTCACAACGCTGGACAGCCGGAGTGTAATATGCCCTCGATTGCTCTGAATCAGACTACTGCAAACGCTACAGCAACATTGTCAACTGCGTCAATCAATTCCGTATTCCAGGCAACCGTTGCCTCGGCGGTTGGCTCAACGGCAAGCACTTTTGCTACAGGTCAAAAAGACTTGTATTCCTTTGTGAATGGCAACGGATCAGCCTGCGCCACCGCTGTGGTCGATCCGTCGGTTGTAATCGCCAGCAACTCGACGACAATCACCTTGTCAGCCCTGACATCAACGGGCGGCGGCTCGTGGGCATTCACAGCCTTGAAGGGCTTGCGGCTCTACAACGCTCCGACAAACGACAATCTGACAATCACCAGCAACATTACCGGATTCCCAGCTTGCAAGTTGCCGCCCGGTTCGTTTCTTGTTTTCGGCAGCGAATCCGCAACTGGCATCACAGTGGCAGGCACAAACACCATCACAGCCAACGGCACGAATGGCAACGTGGCCGTCATTACAATGATCTTGTCATAAAGGGGAATCGCATGGCTGAATATGGAGATGGCGCGTTTAGGTCTGGCGAGCGTTTGACAGCCGACAAATTAAACAATCTTGCCGCGGGTCGCCCGTTGTCAGTGACGGGGGCAGGACACACCGAACGAAGCAGCGGTGGCGATGTGGTGGCAATAGATCAAGCCGAGGTGATCTATATCAGATTGACGGGCAAGGACGCCACCAAGACGCCGATCCGCTACGCGTGGAAGGAAGTGACCAGAAAGGGAGCCAGCAGCGCCGCAACAGATCCGCTGTGGATGGACGTACCAGGCCGGGTTGGAGGCCTACTGTCGGATGCGGCCACAGAACTCAATAACACAAATTTATCAACGACTGATAATTATGTGTATCGAGCCGAACGCTCCACCACTTCAGGGGAGTGGCTTTTTTTTTTGAGGCGCCGCACACTTGGCAACGCTGCCAATATAACCTACACGCATCCGCAGGCCTCGGCCGTTGGCAACGGTCGTGGCGTGCAAAACGAGTTTGACAGCTATTACAAAAACTGGAACTACAATTTTAACGGGACGGCTTGCACGTACAACGCGACACAAACTGAATCAGGGACTTACAAGAGTTTAACGTATTGGTACGAGCCCACGGGCGGCAGTCGCCAGGTATTAGCCACATTTAACAACGATCACGCGGGAGCAAACCTTACAAGCCCTCTTGGAGTCAATCGTATCTTGCCGCCCACAGTGGCGGGCACTTTGGGAGCCGATATTGTTTTCAACGATAATGAGATTGCGGGCACAACCTTTATTACGTTCCAAAACGCAGGCGTCAACGCTGTAGATTATTATTTGACTCATTCGCCATGCTCGCCTGTCAATCAGACGGTATCGGTTTCAATAACATCAAGTACAGTCTCGCCCGTTTCGCTAGAGTTGCCGATCACAGTCACTCCAGCGGCTTTACCGCCGCCAGTAATAAATCACCCGGCATCCGTGGTAATATCGGCATCTCTAACGCCTCAGTCACCGGGGGCGCAACCGCTTGCAATCGCTGCGGCTTTTGCACAGGGTTGGACTGTACCGGCCACCGTAACACAAACAAGCAAGTACAGAGGACTTCAAATTGTTTACCAAGGCACTGCAACGGTTGCAGGCTACCCGGAAACGTTCAACCTTATCCGCTCGGTATGGATAGCCGAGTACTCAAGAAGCCCACAAACCTCAGGAATGAACGGCGTTGTCGCTTACGGGACCGACACCAAGCCGCAAACCGGCCGCTTGACTGTCGGCACAGCGGGCACGATTGCATCGGTGGATCTGATCTGCCCTGTCGTAGACACGATCGACACGTCATACACGGTCAATCTGGCTGGCATGGGCCAAATCTTGCGAGTGGGCGGGTACGTTTTTAATGTGAATTCTGTATCTTGCACCTAAAAAACAAAACCGTCGAAAGACCTCTTAAATCCGCCGGCGGTTCCGATCAAGATTCCAACCGTCCAAAGACTTTCGAGCCGCCTCTTATTCTGCTTTGTCACCTATGGCAAAGTGCCAGCCGGTCACATTGCACCCGGCCTTCGCCGGTGTTGTCAGGCTCGATCATATCACGTATTCACGGGCCTGTCACTCAGGCAGAGCAGCAATTGCGTTTCTGACGATTTGACTTTTTGCCACATGGCCAGCGGCTGCCAACCGGGCGAGTTTGGCAAGTTGGTCGCGATGGAGGTACAAGTCAAATCGCAACAGGTTTTCTGGCGAATCAGCAAGTTTCCTGACTCGGTGAAATTTGACGGGCGGGCGAGGCGGGTTAAGCCTTGGCCGCCCAGGAGGGCGTTTGACGGGTTCGGTCATGGTTAGAATGCTTTCAAGCCTATGCCATAAACGGCTTTGTGTTGATCTTTGTACGCGGCCAGTTCTTCGTAGTTGGCAGGGTATTCATACGTCGAAACGGCTGGATAGAAGTTTTTGCCTTGCTTTTTGTACTGCTTGCCAACCTTAAAATGCTCCGTATCATCGGAAGCGATGACTTCAAAATAGATCCAGTGCTTGTTGTTCGAGTCGTAGCAACAGTCCTTGGTGATGCGGGCCGTGATAGCCACATCTTTGACAAATTTGGCACTGAATCGGCTGCCTGAAAAGACGGGGAACTTGGCGGAAAAGGTGGTTCCGGTTACTGCGTTCATAGTTCTGGCTCCTGAGATTAGCTGTATTGGCTTGTGGGGTTTTGGGCTGAACGGAAAAGATGTCCGGTTAAGCAACGGTCAAGCAATGGGTTCATGCTTGGCTCGGTTCGTTGCATTCTACGCCTGTAAGCTCCTCTCCATCCACGGTCACACGGATCCGGGCATCTGGGTCGCTGTCGTCAAGCAGCAGTGTGTCGCCATCCCAGTCTCCCCAACTGCTATCACCGCCGGTCATTACAGCACCACGACCATTAGGCCACCGGCACATTGATCCGCTCCAGTTGTCACCACTGATGCGCCAAATCTCGCAACCGATTCCTAGTTCGCGGAGTTGGTCGGGTGCAAAACTCATATTTTTGGCCGTGGCAAGGTCTTGTTTTGTTTCAATCTTCATTGTTCTGGCTCCTGTTATGGGTGTTCAAACTCAAAAACTTGCCCCTCCGCAGAGGGGCCCGGGGTGGGTCAGACCCACCTGTTTCCCGCGTTGTAGCTGTCAACCAGTTCTTGCGCTCTGGTTAATGTGATACCGTAGTAAGACAGTGTTGCGTGTAACCGATCATCTTTGCGAAGCTCTGCGACACCGTTTCTTACTGATCCGATGATTCCTACAATCTTTCTGTAAATGCTCGCTTTGCCTTCTGGAGCGACTTCCCACTTGTAAGGCTCAATCTCTTGCTTGCCAGTTGTTTTGGCCGGCTTACTTTTGGGCCGTTCGGTGCTCGGCAGGAATGTCCCACCTTCGTAAAATTCCCCGTTTATTCCGACTTGACCACCTTTTTTTGCTCGGTTCGTTGCGATCATCTTACTGGCTCCTGATTGGTGAGTCCTGTTTTCTGTCCGTTTC